GTTTGATGGAGGAATGTGTATTAATTGATCAAACTGCACTTAATGAAATTATAATCCCTAGACGTTGGAAAGTTGTGGGGCATGTTATAGTAATATAATATTGAAAGAACGGCGTGAACCCTTGGTTAAGGGTGTGTATAATATTTTTATATGCTAACGGTTAGGTTTAATATATTAGTATTAAAGGAGACCGTGCCAAGCTGTTATATAACAGAAGGTGTAGAGACTAATGGGAGGAGAAATACGTCCCAGTAAGGCTGAGATGACTGCAGTCTGAAGCGCGCCGCAATCTTTTTTGGGCAAAAGCATAAAATTTATTTAAAATATTTTTCTTCTATAATAGAAGGTGTGTAAATGCCGGTATAAACAAATGTTTGTATAAAAGGAGATAAATTTTATGTGGAAAAAAATTTTTTATGATAATATTGAAACTAATTACAGTGTTTCAGATAACGGACAAGTAAGAAATGATATAACTAATTATATTTTAAGTCAAAGAGTTCAGCAAGGTTATCATCATGTTACTATTTCAATAAATAAGAAAGCAAAAAGCTATCGAGTTCATAGACTTGTAGCAAAAGCTTTCATTCCTAATCCAGATAACAAACCGTATGTTAATCATAAGGATTGTAATAAAGGAAATAATAATGTTGATAATCTTGAATGGGTAACCCCAGAAGAAAATAGCCAAAAAGCTGTTGAAGAAGGCCGATGGAGTAATAGTTCAAGATTAAGAGCTGTAGTACAATACAGTTTAGCTGGTGATAAAATCAGAACTTTTGAAAGTGCTACTGAAGCAGCTCGACAATTAGGCTTACAACAAAGTAAAATCACAGATTGTTGTAAGGGTAATCGTAGAAGAACCGGAAATTATCAATGGAGATATGCAGATGAAGAAGCTAAAAGTTTGCTTCCTATTGAAAAACAGAATCGTCCGGGAACTAAAGTTGCTAGATGCGATGATGATTTAAATATTTTAGAAATATATAATTCTTATAAAGAAGCTGCCAGAGCAGTAAATGGTACTTATCAGGCTATTGCAGCAATATGTGGAGGAACCACAATTAAAATTCCTTTGCTTATAGCAAACTAATTGAGTTGTTGATTCGTTCAGTTATAGAACCTGACGAAGTTATTGTAATGGGAGGAACTTATGAAACTCCTGTTGAAGAGGGGCTATTAAGCGAGAATTTTGTAGATGAATTAAAACTTTCTGGAACGTTTAATGAAGACTCTTTTGATCGTGAGTATCGATCTATTTGGGGCGGAGATGTTGCCAATGCATTTTATTCTTCTGAAGCTTTTGATGCCTGTAGAGTGTTAAATCAAGCAGAATCAGAATTTAGTGGGAGAAGTTCGAAATCTGCTTATTATGTAATAGGGGTTGATGTTGGTAGATTTAGATGTACTACAGAGGCAATGGTAATTAAAGTAACTCCGCAACCGCAAGGAGCTGCTTTAAAAAGCTTGGTCAATATATTTACTTACGAAGCTACGCATTTTGAAGATCAAGCTATTAATATTAAAAGACTTTATTATAAATATAAAGCTAGAGTTGTGTCTATTGATGGCGGCGGTGTAGGCGCGGGATTAGTTGACTTCATGACTAAATCTCAAATAGATCCAGAGACAGGGGATACTCTACCTGATTTTGGAGTTCTAAATGATGAAGATGGAAAATATAAAAAACAAAGGACTTTAATTACAGAACACGATGCTTTGTATATTATTAAAACTTATACTTATACTAAAAACCAGATTGCTAGTAAAAAAATAAAACTTTTAATTGATGAGTCTACAGCAAAAGCCAAATTAATGACTACAAAAGTTGGACAGAATATGTCTACCGATCAAAGAAATGAGTATTTAAAACCATATATGTTAACAACAATTTTAAAAGAGCAGATGTTAAATCTTATTACTGAAAATGAGGGGTCTAACATTATTCTAAAGCAATCTTCAAAAAGCATTAAGAAGGATAAATTTTCCGCTCTAATATACGGGCTATATTATATTCATATAGAGGAAGAAACTAAGAAACGAAGAAAATCATTTAACATATCTGATTTTATGTTCTTCTCTTAAGGCGCCTTTGGGCAGAGTAGGAAAAGAGTTAAGAAGTAAATTTGAAGATATAATAGCGCAAAGGAGATGAAAGAATGCGGGCGTCGAGAGGTGAAATTACTATAGAGGAAATATTGCAAGAGGCAGGCTTAAATTTTAAAGAAGAATATAGTTTTCCTGATTTGGTTAGTAATAACGGAAGACCCCTTCGTTTTGACTTTGCTGTGTTCGATGACAACGATGATCTAGATTTTTTGATAGAATTTCAAGGCATTCAGCACTATCAGCCTAAATCTAAGTTTGGCGGAATTAGCGGATTGCGGAAACAGCAATATAATGACATGCGGAAACGTGAGTATTGTGCTGCGCATAATTTAACATTAATTGCAATTCCATACTGGGATGAAGGGCGCTTAAGTTATGATTATATTATGAAGGCTGCTGGATATTGACAAATCTTTTCTAGCAAAAGTTGACACGATTGAAAATTTTTGATATACTAAGAGTAGAAAAGAGAGGTATTTATCTTGATAAATAGAATGCAAGAGATCAAGAAAAAGGGCTTTTCTATGACACCTGACAGAGAGGTATATAACTCTGTTGACTTTTCTAAAATCAAAGTGGGGGTAAAGACTCTAAATGATGCAGTTCTTAACTTAGGCGATTATAAAAGATTAAATAACAGCCTAGGCGATAAGGAAAAAGTTTTTAAGGCTATTCGAGATAATGATTATGAAACCATGTTTGAGATATCTAATTTCTTTTATAAAACTAGCGGTATCTATGCGCGGTTATGTCGTTACATGGCTAGAATATATTATTACGATTGGAAAGTCACTCCTCATATTGGAACCTCTGCAAAAAATGAAAAGGTTGTTAGTGTTTTTAATAGAATATTAACACTTTTTGATAATTTTGAGATAAAGAAATTTTGCGGAGACGTAGCTTTAAAGGTGCTTCGAAATGGTTGCTATTATGGATACGTTGTAAAATCCGGAACAGATAAAATATCTGTTCAAGAGCTTCCGCCAAAATATTGTAGAAGCAGATTTAAAGTGGGAGAAAAACCAGCAATAGAGTTTGATATGAGATTTTTTGATACTGCATTCAAAGATACAGTTCAAAGAAATAAAATATTAAATTTATTTCCTAAAGAGTTTAAAAAAGGATATATTTTATATAAAGAGGGTAAATTAGTGCCCGACTTTCCTGGGGACACCGCGGGATGGTATCTATTAGATATAGATTGTGCAATCAAATTTAATTTGAATGGAGAAGATTATCCACCTTTTATTAATGCGATTCCCGCAATTATTGATTTAAATGAAGCACAAGCATTAGATCGAAAAAAGATGCAACAAAAGTTATTAAAGATTATTATTCAAAAAATGCCAATAGATAAAAATGGTGATTTAATCTTTGATGTTGACGAAGCTCAACAGCTGCATAATAATGCGGTAAGGATGCTGAGTAAGGCTATTGGAGTAGATGTATTAACAACTTTCGCAGATGTAGATGTCGCGGATATGGCCGATAAAAATACTACTACTACAGTGGATGATTTGGAAAAAGTTGAACGATCACTATATAATGAGGCCGGTACTTCCCAAGCAATCTTTAATACGGATAGCAATTTAGCTCTTGAAAAATCTGTATTAAATGATGAGACAACTATGTATGACCTATTGCTTCAATTTGAGTCTTTCTTTAATAATTTGTTAGAGCCTTTTAATACGACTCCAAAAAAAATGTTCTTTAAATTAGAATTTTTAAAGACTACTACTTATAATTGGAAAGATTATGTAAAATATTTCAAAGAAAATACCCAGTTAGGTTACTCAAAAATGTTGCCGCAAATTGCACTTGGACAGTCACAAAGTTCTATCCTTGCTGATGCTTATTTTGAAAATAATGTTCTTGATTTGGTTAATGTCTTTATTCCTCCGCTTATGTCTAGTACAATGAACGCGGATGTGCTGAATAAAAATGGAGGCGAAGAATCCGCGGGAAGAAAAGAACTAGATGATGATAAGAAATCGGATAAGACTATTGCTAATCGAGAAAGTATGAGTTAAGGAGGAGATAAAAATGCCAAGAAGAAGTGTGGCTACAATAGATAAGCCTGAATTTATTAATATTGAACCGTATAATCCTTTAATTTCTAAATGTGAGATTAAGGTGTTATATTTAAATGAAAATAGAAATGGAAGCTATATAAGTAAAGAGGTGGCTACAGAAATGGCTAACTCTTTACCTGGCTGTCCTATTG